TAGACCTGTCTGGACAAGGCACAAGATGACAACATTTCGTACTGTTCAATCTGGTACAACAGACGTTCGTACAACGCACGAAGTTATCCGTGGAATCATGGATGGCAAGACTAATAACACTGGCACTCTGACTCTTGCTACTGGCAATGCAACGACTACTACTCTCTATGATGAGCGTATTGGTTATGACAGCAAGATACTGTTCGTGCCGATGTCTAGTGCTGCCTACAATGACAATGCTCCGTATGGCGCATTCCAAGATGACACAGACCAGACAATTACATCGACTACGACTGCGTATGCGATGAAACTTGGAACTACTGATTACACAAACGGTGTGTATGTATCAAACACATCCAGAATGAATGTTAGAAATGCTGGCGTTTATAACCTTCAGTGGTCTGGACAGTTTGAAAGCTCTGATACTTCAATTCACGATGCAAGTGTATGGCTGCGTAAAAATGGAACAAACATTGCAGGTTCAACTGGTTTTATTTCAGTTCCTAATAAGCATGGTGGTGTTAATGGAACGATTATTGCAGGTTGGAATTACTTTGTTGATTTAGCTGCTAATGACTATATTGAGATTATGTGGTCAGCAACCAATACTGGAATAAGCCTTCAGTATTATCCAGCAGGAACAAGCCCAACTCGTCCAACAACTGCATCTGTAATTGCGACCATGCAATATGTTGCTCCCGCTGCAACATCAAACATTTATGCAAGCGCATTGCAACAAGGTAGTGCAACAATTAGTCACTGGGCTAATGATACTGCTAATAAAACTTATGGATATGTGGTGATCGGGTAATGGACGTTAAATACATCAACAAAGATGAATTGAGAAGCTGGTGGCTCTGGGTTCGTAAGGGTTTGTATAAGGTTCTAAAGAAAACTCCAGAATCATGGATTCCAGAAGATTTGTATTGCGATTGCTACGAAGGTCGCTCTATGCTATGGGTAGCGATGCAGTATAATTACCCAATTGGATTTTTTGTTCTTCAGCCTAGTCAAACAAACATCCACATTTGGGTTTCGTATCTTGAAAAGCCAAGCCTAAAGAATCTTCATGAAGGCTTTGCTCATATAAAGGGAATCGCCAAGAATGGCGGTTGTCAGACTGTAACCTTCTCATCATTTAGAAAAGGTTGGTCTAAACGCGCTAAGGAACTTGGATTCACGGAGCGCACTTGGATATGTGAGGTGTAACATGGGTGGTGGCGGCGGCGGTGGAAAGCAAACAAGTACAACTAATCAAAGCATTGATCCGGCCTTGCGTCCATTTGTAGACTATGGACTCAGTGAGGCACAACGTCTTTATCAATCTGAGACTCCACAGTTCTATCCTGGTCAAACCTATGTTGGCCCATCTGAGGCTACTACTAGCGCAATCCAGGCTGCTACCAATCGTGCGATGCAAGGCAATCCGCTTCTGCCTGCTGCACAACGCCAGCAACAAGATGTGATTAGCGGTAGTTACCTGACCGCTGGTAATCCTTACTTCCAAGCTGCACTGCAGCCTGCTGCTCAGGCATCAACTCAGCAGTTCTATGATGCCCTCCAAGGTCTTAGTTCAAAGGCATCTATGGCTGGTCGGTATGGCTCTAACGCTATGGGCCAACAAGAAGGTCGCGCCGAGACTGCTCTGGCTAACGCTTTGACTAATCAAGCAGGCAAACTGGCATATGAAAACTATGCGGCTGAACGCGCACGCCAAGAGGCGGCTGTTACTCAAGCCCCGACGCTTGCTGCTGCTGACTACTTTGACATTAACCAACTGTTGAAGGCTGGCACTCTTGGCGAACAATACCAAGGCAAAGAACTTGAAGATGCTATGGCTCGCTTTGAGTTTGAGCAGAACAAGCCCTATGCCAAGCTCTCTACATTCCTATCAAGCGTCTACGGCGCTCCGCAAGGTTCTGTTACGCAAACAACTTCTCGTGCTGGTGGTGGCAAGATTGTTTGCACTGCTATGTGCAAGGCATACGGTTTTGGTTCATTCCGTCAAAAGATTTGGCTAGAACATTCCAAGAATATGCACCCCGCCTTCCAGGTCGGCTATCACGCCATCTTCCTACCTGTTGTTGAGTATGCCTACAGTGGAGAGCTGACCAATGCCAAGGCATTTACCCGCAAGGTGGCCGAGCATATTGCACGCCATCGTACTGCTGACATTTGGAAGCGCAAGCGTGGCCGTTTTGATCTGCTTGGTACTGTTTATCGTGGAATCATCGAGCCTATCTGCTTTGCCGTAGGTATGCTGAAGATGCACCGACTGGAGGCCGTATGAGCGGAATAGAGCCAATTATTATTGGTGCAGCTATTGGTGCTGGAACTTCTGCACTTACTGGTGGTGATCCGCTAAAGTGTGCTGTGCTTGGTGGTGCTACTGGTGGGATCACAGGCGGTGGCGGTGTAGGCGGTCTGTTTGGTAGCAGTTCTGCTTCCTCGGGTGCTGCTAGTGGTGCTGCTGCCGTTCCTAATGCTGCTGCTGGTGCTGCTGGTCAAGCTGGACTTCTGTTCAATCCGGCAACTGGTTCATTCCTAAATCCTGAGTATTACGCTCTGGCCTCTAGTGCCAATCCTATTTACACAGGTGCTGGTTCACTTGGTAGCCAAATTGCTACTGGTGCCGGAAGCCTTATGGATACTCCGTTTGTTCATGGCCTGAGAGACTATTTGCCATCTGGTCAATCTCTGGCAAATCTTGGAATATCCTCAATGCAATCTCGTCCTTCTGGTCCTACTGTGCAAGCGCCTGCTGGTGGCGTTTCCAAGGGTACTGCTCCTAACATTGCTGCCGTAGAAGAACTTATTAAAAAGCGTATGGCGCAAACAGCGCAACCCACTGGTCTAATGGGTAACTATTTCGGGTGACACTATGGACGGATTCTTTTCGCCTCCCTCAGTAATTACTGGCCTACTTGGTGAGCAAGAGGCTGAACGTCTCCGCAAACAGTCAATTGGCACTGGCCTAGTAGGTGCGCTAATTGGTGGGCTTTCTGCTGCACCTAACTACCGATATGGTGGCATTGCTCCCATTTTGGGACAGGCTCTCAAGAGTGGATTCGAGGGTATGCAAGGCACTTATACGTCTGCTCTGGAGAACTACCAGACTCAGCAGAAACTTGCAGAGGCTCAACGTCAGAAAGAGCAACAACGTCTTCGTGATGAGGCAATCGCTGGGCTTTCTTCTGAAGAGCAGGCTATTGCTCGCATTGATCCAAATTCGCTTGGTCAACTTTTGGCTGCTCGTGCAAAGCCAGTTAAAACTGCTCGACTATTGACTACTGCTGAGGCAGAGGCTCTTGGTCTAAGTGCTGACTCTCGCTGGCAACAAAAGGCTGATAATTCTTATGAAGTAGTGCCTGGAACAACAATGAAGAAACCAGAACCTGCGAAGTTCACTGGTCCTTATGGAAACCTTGCTAATGCAATGTATGGCACTGCAAATGTAGATGATTTGTCTCCAGAACAACGTTCTGCACTTGATGCAGAGGCTCGCCGTCGTGGTCTTGAAAAGCCTCCGTCATCTGTTGTTAATGTTGGTATCAAGACTGGTGGCAAATTGGGTGAGTCCATTGCGGCAAAAGAAGGCGAGAAAATTAGCGCACTTTATGAAACAGCACAAAATGTTCCTAATATTTTGCAAACCATTCAAGACACGAGAAATGTTCTTAATAGTGGAAATGTAATCACTGGGATTGGTGCAGAAGCAAAACTTGATCTTGCTCGACTTGGTCAATTGTTTGGTGTTGGCGGCAAAGACAATGCAGAGACTGTTGCAAATACTCAACGATTGTTTGCTAATCGCGCACAAGCAACCCTTGATGCTGTTAGGGCATCTGGTCTTGGTGCTGGTCAAGGATTCTCTAACGCTGACCGAGAGTTCTTGAATAAAGCAAAACTTGGTGGTATCCAGTTCAGCCCAGTTGCTCTCAATCGTCAACTTGATATTGAAGAACGTGTTGCTCGCGCCACTGCAAATTCATGGAATACTCGACTTGGCAAACTTGATCCTGAGATTGTCAGTGCTGTTGGATATATGCCTGTTGAACTTCCTGCTCCTCAGGTTCCAACTGGAGCAGCGCCAAAAGGTGTTACTCAGCAACAATGGAATGTTATGACTCCAGCGCAGAGGAAACTATGGTAGACGCAATGACAGAGCTTGAGAAGCAAAGAGCATTGGCAATTGCTGATGCTAATTTGAGACTCATGCAGCAAGAGCAAACTACTACTCCAGAGCAACAACAACCAGAACTAACTGCTGGTCGTGCTGCTGGAATGCTTACGCGTGGTGCTGCTGCTCCTGTTGCTGGTGCTGTTGCCGGAGGTATGCTTGCTGGCCCACCTGGTGCTCTTGCTGGCTCTCTAGCGGTTCCTGCTGCTGATATTCTTACCAGTCTGTATAACCTTGCAGCACCTCAAAATTATCAGATTGACTATCCCTCGCAACTTGTACAGCAAGGTTTGACTAATCTTGGATTGCCAGAACCTCAGAGTATGACCGAGCGTGCGCTTATGGCCGCAGGTGGTGCTGCTGGTGGTACTGCTGGACAAGTTAAGGCATTAGGTCAATTGGCACAGTCTGCTGCTACTCCGGCAGGCCGTGAACTCGCGGCAACACTGTCTCAGCAACCAGGCCGACAAATTGCTGCATCTGTTCCTGCCGCTGCTGCTTCTCAGGTTGTAGCCGAGACCACACAGAATCCTCTGCTTGCTGCTCTTACTGGTGCAACTGTTGGTGCACCTTTCATGGCGTTTGGTGGTGCTAAGGCTCCAATCCCGACTAGCGATAAGCTAAGGCAAGAGGCATCTGCTCTATACCGTAAATCTGCTGCTCAGGGCGCTTTGATTGATCCGCAGAGTATTCAGAATGCTGGTATCAATATCCTGCAAAAGGTCGCCAATAAGGTTGTTATTGATCCTCAGGTTGATACCGAGGCAATGGCGGTTGTTCGTAGGCTTCAGACATCATTCAATCAGCCTCAAAGTCTTGAGCAACTTGATTTGACTAGACAGTTTCTTGCTGAAGCAAAGGCAACTGGTGGTCGTAGTGGCAAGTTTGCTGGTGATGCTCTTGAACTTTGGGATGACTACGTTAATAACTTGAAAGTTAGTGATATTGCTAACGCCAAGAATCCTAATGTTGCGATTAGTGCATTGAAGAATGCTCGTGCTGCTTATGCAAAATCAAAGAAAGTGGAAACGCTTGAAGATTTGCTGACAAGTGCAGAGTTGCGTGGTGAGGTTAATTACACGCAGGCCGGTGTTGAGCAAGGTATTCGTCAAAAGCTGCGTGCTTTGGTAGAAAATCCCAAGCAGATGCGTTATTTCACCAATGGCGAACAAGAGATGCTTCGTGCCGTTGCTAAGGGTGGCCCAGTCAATAATCTGTTGCGTTGGGTTGGTAAGGTTAGCCCATCGAGCATTGTTGGTCTTGGTGCTGGTACTTATGTCGCAGGATCAACCATTGGCCCAGCCGCTGCCGCTGCCGTTCCTATCATTGGAGCCGGTGCAAAGGCTGCATCTGAAGCAATGCTGCGTAGTCGCTATGAAAATGCAATGAGATCAATTGCTGGACAACCTACGGTTAATCCTCTTGTTGGACCTATGGTTGGTGCAACTCGTGGTGCATTGTCTGCCCCTCCGTTGGGCCTTCTTTTCCCTTATGGTGAACAATAATGGCTAAGACTAAGATTTCAGAATTTAGCAGCACCGCATCCAATAACACTGACATCGACGGAATCTCTGTTGCTGAAGGTATGGCCCCGTCTAACGTCAACAATGCCATCCGTGAGCTTATGTCTCAATTGAAGGATTGGCAGTCTGGTGCTGTCTCCCAGGATATGAGCGTTAATGGTGTGCTAACTGTTTCTGGCAATGCTATTCTGAGTGCAAATCTGACTGCTACTGGTAATGCAACCATTAGTGGAGCTATGACTTGTTCTGGCGCTGCTGTTTTGAGTTCTACTCTTGCAGTTTCTGGCAATACAAATCTTGCTGCTGTTACTTGTTCTGGCAATGCAGTTATGAGTTCAAATTTGTCTGTTTCTGGAATTCTTTATGTTGGTGCAAATACCGTTAAGAACAATGCTTATCGTGATGTAACTGTTACTACTTCATCGCCGACTGGTGGTAGCGATGGAGATATTTGGTATCGAATCTAATGACCATTAGCGTTAAGAATAGCGGCACTTGGACAGAAGTTGACCGCGTATATGTGAAAAACTCTGGGGTTTGGGTTGAGCCTCAGTACGTCTATGTAAAAAACGGCGGCATTTGGAAGATTGCATATATTGTTACCACCATCTCCGCTTCAACAAATAATGTAAATTTGTATACATTAGCTGGAAGTCCGGGCACTACCGCTAGATATATTTTTGTTGTTAATGCTGGAGTTGTTATTGGTAGTTCATCTACTTCAACCGCTTCAGTAACTGCCTCTGGATTCCCGTCTGGTAGTTCAATTCTTTTAGTTAACAACGGGCTAATTCTTGGGCGCGGCGGTGATGGCGCTGCATCGCCCGTAAGTGGCATTAGCAACAACAATCCAAATTATGGCGGCAACGGCGGCGCTGGCGGCAATGCAATCACCCTTGGGAACAGTTTAACCATTACTAACAATGGAACCATTGGTGGCGGCGGCGGTGGTGGCGCTGCTGGCGGTGCGTATTGGGGTGGTCCGTTTAGTTATGGTTACGTTTCTTACAACAGCGGTGGCGCTGGTGGTGGCGCTGGTGCGCCGGGTGGTGCTGGTGGAACGTGGCCGGGATTAAGTCCTCAAGGCCCAAGTTATATTGCTGGTAACAGTGGTTCTGCCGGTAATAACTCTAGTGGCGGTTCGGGCGGTACTGGTTCTTCATACTACAACCCCAACGCAGCCTGCCGACAAACTGGTGCAACTGGTGGTGCTGGTGGTGGTCTTGGTTCGGCGGGTAGCCTTGCTGTTGCGTCTTCTGTTGGGTGTCCGGGTTCTGTATTCAACGGTACTGTTGGCGCCGCAGGCAAAGCAGTAAATCTTAACGGCAATACAGTAACGTGGTTGCCAATTGGAACAGTTTATGGATCGGTATCATGATTTGTGAAGAATGCACATCTTACGCATACGCTCTAAATATTTATGGGCAAATAAGTGGTGCTATTTGTTTGCCATGCAATACATTCATTCCGATGGTTGAAGGGCAAGAAGACTATCAAAAGTTTTTAGATTGGGTAAACGCAGGTAATATCCCGCCTAAAATTTATTATTGAGTACGACCTATGGACCAGTTTTTAGCCATCATCAATACCTTATGGCCCATAGCTGTAGGGTTTACTGCGCTGATATTTTGGTTGGCTAAGTCGCATTCTGATATTGAGCAGTTGAAAGAAAAGGTACGCGTACTGTTTGAACTGTTCAACGAGAAAATAAAATGAGCCAAGAAACCGAAATCGCCCTGCTCACTCACAAGGTTGAGTCGCTGCACGAAGATATGTCTGAAATGAAAGTGGTAATGCGTGACATTGCTGCTGCTCTGACTAAACTCGCAATCATTGACGAACGTCAGGCTCAGATGCACGAAACGCAGGATCGTATCTTCAGCACTCTCAAGAGCCACGACATTAGGATTGGCGCAATGGAAAAAGATGATGGCCGTCAGCAATTAGCTATCGACTGGGTATTTCGTGCGGTATGGGCCTTCTTCGGTATCTGTGCAATGTATGCACTCAAACTAATCGGGCTGGTATAAAAATGCTTACTCTGCTCTCTACTCTTATTGGTTTCCTATCCTCCGGCCTGCCGAAGATTCTGGATTTTTTCCAAGACAAGTCGGACAAGAAGCACGAACTTGAACTTGCGCGGATGCAGACAGAGCGTGAATTGGAGATGGCAGAGCGTGGTTTCCGAGCACAGCAGAAGGTTGAGGAAATAAAGTTAGAGCAAACTCAAACAGAGGGATACTATGCTGAACGCCAAAGCCTATATCAGCACGACATTGAACTGGGTAAAGGTGCAAGCCAGTGGGTTACTAATATGCGTGCGTGCGTTCGTCCGGCGATTACGTTCGGTCTTTTTGCGCTACTGGTAATCGTTGACATTGCTGGTATCTGGTATGCGTGGCAACACGGCGCAGACTTCAAGACAATGATGGACACCGTTTGGGATGATGAGACTCAGGCAATCTGGGCATCAATCATCGCGTTTCATTTCGGTAATCGAGCGTTCAACAGATGACAATCGGCGTATACGCAATCATCCATAAGAAGTCGCGTAAGTCTTACATTGGCAGCAGTGCAAATGTAGAGCGCAGACTTACCATTCATAAGTCGTACATCAAAACTCAAAGCAAATTTGTTCCTGTTGGGATCAAAGAGGATGGTGTATTTGATGTTGAAGAGTTTGAGTTCAAGATTTTGCGCGCAACAAATTCTTTGGATGCAGCAAGAGAACTAGAGACTGCCGCTCTTGAATGTTTCTGGGATGGCAATCTTTACAACAAGTCTCCGCATTCTAATGGCTCTACTGGTACAAAACGAGATAGTGCAGCCTATGTTTTTGGATCACAAAAGAGATTGGCTGACGAAAGTTTTAGAAAAAGACTGAGCGACGCCTGCAAAGGAAAACGAGAGATTGTTACTTGTCCTCATTGTGGGTTGTCTGGTGGTGGCGGGAATATGCGTAGATACCACTTTGATAACTGCAATAAATGAAGGTCTCAAAGAAATGTCTGGAGATGATTAAGCACCATGAGGGTGTTCGTCCCAGACCATACAAATGTCCAGCCGGACTCTGGACGATTGGCGTCGGCCATGTCATTGGTGATGGAAAGACGCTGCCAGCGGAGTGGAACCGCACACTATCGCCAGACGAGATTGATTCAATCTTGCAGGCTGATCTTCGCCGTTTTGAGCGAGGCGTTCTTCGTCTATGCCCTAATACTGTCAAGCAAGGACAGTTTGACGCTCTTGTCTCGTTTGCTTTCAACGTAGGTCTCGGAAGTCTCCAGCGTAGTACACTAAAAATGAAACATAACCGTGGAGAATATGAGGCTTGCAGCAAAGAGTTTCTAAAGTGGTCAAAAGCCTGTGGTAAGGTTTTGACTGGACTACTTAATCGTAGAAAAGACGAGGCTAAACTTTATGATTTCGGATGAAGACTTCATTGCCTGTTGGAACAAAAACAAGAGTGCTAGTTTGGTTGCAAAAGAACTAGGGGTTACAGAACGTAGAGTCTATACGCGCCGTCGTCGTATCGAAGGCAAGTACGACATGATTCTTACTGCCGATCACTTTCTAAGTAAGACTCCATTTGGCTCAATTGATGTATCTCGTGGCGTTGCAAAGTGGGAAGTAGAGAATGGAATGGTGTTCATCTTCTCTGATGCACACTACTGGCCCGGAGAACCTTCAACTGCCCACAAGGGTATGGTTCATCTTCTAAAGAAGCACCGTTCGCAAGTTAAGGGCGTTATATGTAACGGTGATGCCTTCGACGGAGCATCAATCTCTCGCTGGCCGTCTCTCGGTTGGGAACACAAGCCAACAGTTAAGCAAGAACTTGAGGCAGTACATGATCGCTTGGACGAGATTCGTCAAGCAGTGCCAGGGGCTAAGTTCTTCTGGCCATGTGG